TGTCCTGCATCCCCAATGACGATTTAGCTTACGATGAATGGATCCGGATCGGACTGGCCCTGTATGCGGCGCTGGGCGCTGAGGGGCGCGCCCTGTGGGAGGAATGGTCCGCGCAGGCCACCAAGAATGACGCCGCCTGTTCGGCAGATAAATGGGACAGCTTCTCGGAGGTGCGCAGCATCACCGTGGGCACGCTGTTCTGGCTGGCGCGGTCGCACGGCTGGCGCGCAGAGAAGCCTTACAGCCCGAACGCCAAACCAGCGCAAACGGACCACGACGGCCATGCGCCCGAGGATGACGGTCGGCCCACCATCAGGATCTACGCGGGCTTTCTGCACGAAACCGTCGACAAGGCCGAGGGTGCGCTGATGCAGGCCAAGCTTGGATATTACCAGCGCGGCAGCATCGTGGTGCGACCGGCGATGGTGCCTGTGGACGTCTCGGGGGGCCGGATCGTCGCTGTGCCGCGCCTTGTGGATGTCAATGCGCACCATATGGCAGAGGCCCTGACGCGCGCCGCGAGTTGGGAGCGGTTCGACAAGTGCGCCGAGGAATGGCTGCGCACTGACTGCCCCCACAGGATCGCCGAGACGTTCCTGGCGCGTGAAGGCCAATGGCGGTTGCCCGTGCTGACCGGCATGATCATTTCGCCCACGCTGCGCGCCGACGGCTCGATCCTCGATCTGCCCGGCTACGACACCGAAACCGGGCTTCTGTTCGACCCGAAAGGATGCCGATTTCCGGTGATCCCGCGAGATCCTGACCGGGCCATGGCCCTGCGGGCGCTGGGCTTTCTCAAGGATCTGATCTCGACCTTTCCCTTCGTGACCGAGGCGGATCGCGCGGTGGCGCTGTCTGCCATCCTGACGGCGCTGATCCGCCGCTCGCTGCCCACTGCCCCGCTGCATGGCTTCAGCGCCCCGACCGCCGGAAGCGGTAAATCAATGCTGGTCGATCTTGCCGCCACCATCGCCACATCGCGCCCAGCGCCCGTCATCGCGCAGGGCAAGTCAGAGGAGGAAATGGAAAAGCGTCTCGGCTCGTCCCTGATCGCGGGAGACACGATCATCGCCATCGACAACTGCGAGGAAGCGCTGGGCGGCGAGTTGCTGTGTCAGACCATGACCCAGACGAGCCTCAAGGTGCGGATCCTCGGGAAGTCCATCAATGCCGAGGTGCCGAGCAATTCCGCCGTCTTCGCCACCGGCAACAACCTGAAATTCGAAGGCGACATGACGAGGCGCGCGATCCGGGCCACGCTGGATCCCGGTGTCGAACGCCCGGAACTGCGGTCCTTCAAGCGCAAGCCGCTCGTCATGGTGAAGGACGCGCGGGGCGACTATGTCGCGGCGGGGCTGACGGTCCTGCGGGCATTTTTCGTGGCGGGCAAGCCGCAACAGCGCACGCCCATCGGCTCGTTCGAGGACTGGTCGTCCTGGGTGCGCGATGCGCTGATCTGGTTGGGCGAGGCCGATCCGTGCCAAACCATGGAGGACATGCGCGGCACGGACCCGAAGCTCAAGGCACTGACCACCGTTCTGGAGCAATGGCACGCCGTTATCGGGGAGGCCCCGATCAGCGTGCGCGAGTTGATTGACCGGGCCGCCGAACAGCGGCAGCCGATGTTCGGCAAGGCCGAGTTCATTCACCCTGAACTGCACGAGTCCCTGCTGGTTGTGGCAGGCGAAAGTGGTGCGATCAACAGCCGACGGTTGGGTAAATGGATCGGCGGCAACCAGAACCGCATCGTTGGCGGTCGCAAGATCGTCGGGGCGACCGTCTCGGCGGGCAACGCGCGCTGGCAAATCCAGGGGTGTGCAACCGAGGGCGGCCGGAGTCTCGAAGTTTCGGATAGTGTGCGGTGCCGTGCCAATGGTTAACAAACCGTCCCGAAAATTCTGGTGGGTATGGTGGGTTTGGTGGATTTGTTTTGGGCGATATCTGTGTTTGTCACCGATTTTGTCTGCGACGTGGAGGATCCCGACACCTGACATCCCCCACCCCACATCGCACGTTTTGACAGTTATCAGGAGCGGCGGAAATCAAACCCACCATATCCACCAAACCCACCAGACAGACCGGCAATCCTCGGGAACGGGCGGGACGTGGCGGCAGCCGATCCGAAACTTTGAAACTGCCGCAGGGCGGTTCCTTTTGGGCGGATTTGTATGCGGGGGAGCGCAGCGAATGACCCCGCCAGCGTCTGGGGGCGAAATTGACTAAACTCAACGCCTCTGAAACCAAGACAGCCTTCGCTACACGGGTCGGCCTGACCAAGGGCCGCATCTCACAACTGGTAGCCGATGGTCTGCCCGTGCGACCCGATGGTCAGATCGACGTGGAGGTGGGGCTGGCATGGATCGAGGACAATCTCGATCCGTCGCGCCGCAACAAGGGTGGTGCCTTCGCCGCCCCTACATCGCCCGCCCGCGTCTCGACCACACTGGCCGAGGCCAAACGCCTGCATGAGATCGTCACGGTGCAGCGCGCCAAGCTGGCATTTGAACGCGAACAGGGTCAATTGATCGAAACCGTCGCAGCAACCCGCACGGTATTTGCCCGCGCCCGTGCCGAACGCGACGCGCACATGGCTTGGGTCCAGCGCACGGCACCCCTGCTGGCCGCCGAGGTCGGGGCCGATCCGCGTGCGACATTTGCCGCGTTGGACCGGATGATGCGCGAGCATCTGGAATACCTCGCCGACATGCCGCTGGGGAGTTTTGGCGATGGTGCCTGAAATTGACCTCGCCTGGCGGCGCGGCATCCGCCCAGAACCGCCGATCCCGGTGTCGGACTGGGCCGACCGGCATCGCATCTTGCCGACCACCTCGGCGGAACCGGGCCGCTGGCGCACAGATCGGACGCCCTATCTGCGCGCTGTGATGGACGCGCTGTCCACCTCCAGCCCTTATGAACGCGTCGTGCTGATGAAAGGCGCGCAAACAGGTGGCTCCGAGGCCGGGCTGAACTGGCTCGGTTACATCATCCAGAACGCCCCCGGCATCGCCATGCTCGTCATGCCGTCCCTCGACATGGTGCGGCGCAACACCACCGTGCGGATTGATCCGCTGATCGAGGCCACCCCTGCCCTTCGTGACCTGGTCTCCGCACCCCGGTCGCGCGATGCCGGAAACAGCCTGTTCCGCAAATCCTTCCCCGGCGGCCAACTGGTGATGACCGGTGCCAATTCCGCCGTCGGCCTGCGATCCACCCCGGTGCGCTACCTTTTCCTTGACGAGGTGGACGGCTATCCCGGCGATGCCGATGGCGAGGGCGATCCCGTCGATCTGGCCATCCAGCGCACCACCACCTTCCGGGGGCGGCGCAAGATTTACATGGTGTCCACGCCCACCCTGAAGGGTCATTCCCGCATCGAGGCGGCCTATCTCGACAGCGACCAGCGGTGTTTCCACGTGCCGTGTCTACACTGCGGCGAGATGGCCCCGATCACATGGGCACGCATCCGCTGGCCCGAAGGGCAGCGCGACGCCGCCTATCTGGTCTGCGATGCCTGTGGCGGCGTGCATCATGAACACGAAAAGCCGCGCCTGATGTCAGCAGGGGAATGGCGTCCGACCGCGCTGGGCGATGGCCGCACCGCAGGGTTCCACCTGTCATCGCTCTATTCCCCCTGGGAAACATGGGCCGAGATCGTGCAGGAACATGCGCGCGTCGCCAAGGATCCTGCGCGCCTGCAGGTCTGGGTAAACACCAAACTGGGCGAGTCCTGGGAGGACCAGGCGGGCGACACCGTTCCCGCCGATCCCCTCATGGCCCGGCGCGAGGATTGGGGCAGCGATCTCGCCCCCGGCGTCGCCGTGCTGACGGCGGGCGTCGACGTGCAGGGCGACCGACTGGAGGTGCAGATCGTCGGCTGGGGCCGGGACGAGGAAGCGTGGGTGATCGACTACCGCGTGCTCTGGGGAGACCCCTCTGGCCCGCGTCTCTGGTCCGACCTCGATGGCGTGCTGAACGGCACCTATGGCGACCTGCCAGTGCGCGCCGTCGCCGTGGACACCGGCGGCCACCACACCAAGATGGCCTATGAATTCTGCCGTACCCGCCTTGCCCGCCGCATCTGGGCCATCAAGGGCCGCGGCGGTCCAGGCATTCCCGTCTGGCCCCGCCGCCCCACCCGCACCAACAAGGGCAAGATCCCGCTGTTCATCATCGGCGTGGATGCCGTGAAGGACGCGGTCTACGCCCGCCTGAAACTGACAGAACCCGGCCCCGGCGCCATCCACTTCCCCCGCCGCCTCGACGCCGAATATTTCCGCCAGCTGACGGCGGAACGTGTCGTCACCCGCTTTGAGAAGGGCCGCCCGATCCGCTCCTGGCAGCCCAAGCGCGACGGCGAACGCAACGAAGCGCTGGACACCTTCGTTTACGCCCTCGCCGCCCTGCATGGCCTGATCAGCATGGGGATGCTGCTGAACGAGGAGGCGGAGCGGGTGAGAGTGCGCCAAACCGCACCAACGCGTCCAGAACCCGTCATCCGTTCACCATGGATAGGTCGAAACAGTGTCTAGACCTACAAGCACTTGACAGTGGCAGTGCCTCTCCACACAAGTGATACTCGAACAATGCCAAACAAAGAGAAAAAATATGCCCGAAGCCGACAAAGCGCCAAACGAAGCGCCTCTGCATGAACGCATTCGTCAGTTCCGCGAGGGCAAGGGCCTAACTCGTGATGATCTTGCCGAAATGATCGGCGTTACATCCATCACGCTATACCGATGGGAAACTGGGAGCACTAGACCTTCTCCGCTGGCAGCAGAAAAACTCTCGAGCCTTGGTGTTGCGCACATAGCTCCGGGCGATACGAACGTCTTATCTGTACCACGACTCAAGAAGATCACACGGGGGACGTCCAAGAACGTCGCTGCCAACGATCTACAATTGGAATCAACCCGCGAATTGCATGTGCAGAACGAACCACAGAGGTGGTCCTGCT